GGTGGAGAACCAGCGGATGGCGGATGAGCGCATCCCCGTGCTGCTGGACACGCCGGCCGCCGTGCGCTTCCTATCCTGCGAGCCGCTGCTGGGGCCGCTGGATGTGCGGCGCTGGATGTGCTCCAACTGGCCCTATCACGAGGCGGGCCACGTCTGCGGCGGCCGAGGGCAGCAACCCCGTATCTCATGGGTGATCGTCGGTGGCGAGAGCGGGCCGGGCAGCGCCGAGCGGAAGCTGGTCGAACGGTGTGGCGATTGGGAGAACATGCATAGCCGAGGTGTCTCCGAGGGTTCCGCCCGTTGTTCGATGTGCAACGGTACCGGCTGGCGTCCGAAGCCGCAGGCGCTGGAGTGGGTGCGTTCGCTTCGCGACCAGGCTGTCGCGGCGGCCGTGCCGTTCCTCTTCAAGCAGTGGGGCGGCCCGCGCCCCACGAGCGGCGGGCGGCTGCTGGACGGGCGCGACTGGAACGAGATGCCGGTAGCCGCTAGCGAGCGACTGGAGGAGAAGTGAACCGCCTGCGACTGGAGCTCCACGTCGCCCGCTGGTCCTGCGTCAACTGCCGTCACTTCCGCGGCGGGAAGAAGCCCCAGCAGCGCGGCTGCACATCCGATTACTCGAAGTGCCGCGCTGGCCTCCCGATCCGCGAGGTGCCGCGCCTCTTCTGGGAGAAAGCGCAGCGTTGAACTACCTTAGCCCGCAGGAAGCCATCGACATACTGGCGAATGCGCCGTGGAATGGACCCTACCGGCCGAAGTGTGACGAGTGCGAGTTTGATGGTGGCTTCTATCTCATCGGTTTGGCGGCCGTCAGGGTTGCATTGGACCACACGAAAGAGACGGGCCACAAAGTCGCGGTTTACCAAGGGGAAAGTCCGGAGGCCCCGGCACAGTGAAGGCCACACTCACACCCCGCGACCGCGCGATCCTACGCTGGCTCTGGCGGCATCCGGGGGCCAGCGTCCGTGAGCTGATGGTCGGCTGCGACATCCCAAGTACCTTCTCTGTGAGCTACCGACTGCGGCGCCTGAACCACGCGGGCTACATAAAGCCCCGGCCGTTCCGCTCGGAGCGCACGAACACGCTTACGCCCCCTGGGCTGCTCGCGGCCCAGGGGTATCGTGTGCTGTGGTGGGAGGCGGAGTGATGGCGCCTGTGGTAGAATGGGGGTGCTTACGCGAGCAGGGATTCGACCACGAAGCCCCCTTTGTGCTACAAGTAAACAGCGCCCTCGCGGCCCTGGTTCGCGTAAGCAACGAATCGTGGTCACCGCGAGGGGGCTCTTGCTTGGGAAGGGATAGGCTGCCGTGAGCAATCCCACGCCGTTGGGCGACCTCCCGCAAGGTGTCCAAGACGAGGTGCGATTGGCGCTGGAAAGCGACCAAGCACCGCCGAAATACAAATACTTCGGCGATGCCGGCGAAAAGCCGATGGCGGCTATAGTCTCTCGTGCTTGGTACGAATGGCAGAAACGCTATCGGCGTCTCCGGAAGATTGTCCGACGGCAACGCATCATCGACCGTGATGGAATGACCTGCCGCCTGTGTGGTGACTCCATCACTGATACCGCCGACTTACACATCGATCACATAATCCCCGTTTCTCGGGGTGGCTCCTCCCGTCCCTCAAACCTACAAGTCACCCATGCTGCTTGTAATCTCGCCAAGGGGGCCAAACTGCTGTGAGATGGTTTCGCTTCTACGCGGAGGCACGGACGGACCCGAAGGTTATGGCGTTGCCGCCCGTCCTGTTCAGGGCTTGGGTGGATATACTCTGCATGGCCTGTGAATCAAAGATGGACGATGGCTGCCTGCCACCCGTGGGGGTGATCGCCGTCGCGCAACACTGGTCGATTGTGCGCACCGAAACCGCCCTCGAAGAGCTGGTGAAGCGCGGCCTGTTGGACCGCGATAAGCGGGGGCTCCGGCCTCACAACTGGAAAGCGCGCCAATACAAGTCAGATTCGAGCACGGAACGGGTTAGGAAACACCGACGTAACGGCGTAATACCCGTTACTGAAACGTTTCCGCAACGCCCCCAGAGACAGATACAGAGAACAGAGACAGACGCAGAAACAGAGGGTCCTCCTGCTGCTGCTTCTGATCCTGTCCTATCGCTGCTCTCAAAGGCTTACGAAAACGGATTAGGTAACTTATCCGTAGGCGTAGAGGACGAATTGCGTGATTGGAGCGAGCGAGTTCCTGCGAATGGACGCGGCGAGAAGTGCATTGAGTACGCTTTTCGTGAAGCCGCTGCGCAGAATCATCGTTCCTGGTCCTACGTCGCCGCGATCCTGACGCGGCTGGAGAGCGAAGGCTGGCCGGCGGAACCGGAGACTGTGGCGCCACCGAGCAAGGCGGAGGTGGACTGGCTGGAGCGTCGCTACCAGAAGGGCAGAGCATGAGCGTCTACGGCTGCAAGCGAGAGCCGCGGCAGGCGCCGTTGAGGGTGGGGGCCGTGAGCATCATCGCGCAAGTAGCGAGATCGGGGAAGCGATGCCAAAAATGCCGGTCGCGGATGCATCTCATGGATATTACGTGGTGGATTTGCCTCCGATGCTGGTGCAAGTAGAACCGTCAAAAGAAGCCTATGGCCGCTTCCTATTCAGGAAGGCGCAGTTGGATGGTGCGTGCGGTTTCCCGGCGACGGATTTACCCGACTTCCTGTATCCGTTCCAGCGGGCGATAGTCGAGTGGGCTTTGCAAGGGGGCCGGGCGGCGATCTTCGCCGATTGCGGGCTCGGCAAGACACCGATGCAACTCGTGTGGGCTGATGAGGTTCGGCGCCATTCGAATAGGCCAGTCCTGATCATCACCCCGCTTGCCGTCGGATACCAGACGGCGGGCGAGGCTGAGAAGTTCGGCATCGAGGCGGCGGTATCGAGAGACGGCCACATTGCCGGGCCGATCACGATTACGAACTACGAGCGGCTTCACCTGTTCGATTGCGGCGAGTACGGGGGTGTCGTCTGTGACGAGTCTAGCGCCATCAAGTCCTTCGATGGCGCTAGACGGGCGCTAGTGACCGACTTCATGCGGACAATCCCGTACCGGCTCCTCTGCACAGCAACGGCGGCGCCGAACGATTACATCGAGCTCGGCACGTCCAGCGAAGCGCTGGGGTACTTAGGCTATATGGACATGTTGGGGCGGTTCTTTAAGAACGACCAGAACACATCGAAGCCGATGAGTTTCAGGATGCGCGGGACGAATCATGCGGAGCTTCGGGATCGGGCAAAGTGGCGATTCAAGGGCCACGCCGAGGAGTCGTTCTGGCGCTGGGTCAGTTCGTGGGCGAGGGCGATGCGCAAACCCTCAGACCTCGGCTTTGAAGACGCTGACTTTGTGCTACCGCCGCTCGAACTCCGTGAGCACATTGTCAAAGCGAACCGGCCTGCGCCGGGGATGCTGTTTGAGGTGCCTGCCGTTGGGCTGCGCGAAGAGCGGGAGGAGTTGCGGCGGACTCTCAATGAGCGGTGCGAACTGGTGGCCAGCATCCTTAGCGACGCCGACCGGGCGGTCGCTTGGTGTCACCTAAACGATGAGGGGAAGCTGCTCGCCAGCCTGATCGACGGCAGCGTTGAGGTGGCTGGCAGCGAAAGCGCAGAGGCGAAAGAAGAGAAGCTGATTGCCTTCAGCGCTGGCCAGATCAGGGTGCTCGTGACGAAGCCGAAGATTGGCGCGTGGGGAATGAACTGGCAGCACTGCAACCGGATGACGTTCTTCCCCAGCCACAGCTACGAGCAGTATTACCAGGCAGTCCGCCGGAGTTGGCGGTTCGGCCAGGTCCGGCCCGTAACCGTTGATCTAATTACGACTGAGGGCGGCGCGAACGCTATGAAGAACCTCGAACGGAAGTCAGAGCAGGCGGGTCGCATGTTTGATGCGCTGACCCGCCACATGCGCGACGCGCTGGCGATCCGCCGCAGTGATGAGTATGACCAGGAGGTAACGGTTCCAGAATGGGTAACGTCCTCAATCAGCTAACGACCGACACCTACGCCATCTACAACGGCGATTGCATGGAGGTGATGCCCTCTTTTCCCGCCGGTTCGATTCACCTGTCCGTCTACTCGCCGCCGTTCGCGGGGATGTATCACTACACATCGAGCGAGCGAGACCTGTCAAATAGCGCAGGCTACGGGGAGTTCTTTGAGCATTATGAGTACGTTGTGCGGGAGTTGCAACGGTTGACGATGCCGGGCCGCCTGACGGGTGTGCATTGCATGGATGTCCCGACTGGCAACACTGGTCGGGACGCCCTGACCGACTTCCCCGGCGACATTATCCGGCTACACACGCGCATCGGCTGGGATTACGTCGCCCGCTATCACGTCTGGAAAGAGCCACTCACGGTCCGCAACCGGACGATGACGAAGAGTCTCGCGCACAAGGGGATCGTGGATGACTCCTCTCGCTGCTCAGCGGCGGGGGCCGACTACCTGTTGATGTTCCGAAAGCGTGGCGATAACCCGGTGCCGATCGCGCACGCCGAAGGACTGACGGCCTATGCTGGGGAACGCTTGCCGCCCGCCGATGTGCTGCGGTATCGGGGGTGGAAGGGCAAACAGATTGAGAACCGCTATTCGCACTGGATATGGCGTCAGTATGCTTCGGCGTTCTGGGACGACGTGCGCCTGGATCGGGTGCTGCCATTCAAGCAAGCGCGCGACGAAGAGGATGAGAAGCATGTACACCCGTTACAGCTGGATGTCATAGACCGCTGTCTTGTACTGTGGAGCAATCCCGGCGAGCGGATCCTGACGCCGTTCATGGGCGTGGGCTCGGAGGTCTACGCCGCTGTTCAGGCAGGCCGTATGGGCATCGGCGTGGAGCTCAAGCCCAGTTATTACCGCCAGGCAGTAAAGAATCTCGCCGCGGCCAAGACTGGGCCCGAGCAGGCGCAGATGGAGCTGATGGTCACGTGAGCGCCTGGTCCTTCACCGTCAAGGGCATGCCCCAGCCGAAGGGCTCCGTCCGCGCTTTCGTGCGCAACGGGCGCGCCATCGTGACGTCAGACAACCCGGCGGTGCGTCGATGGGAGGAGACGATCCGCTTTGTGCTCCAGGATTGGCCGCATGGCATCCTCACGGGGCCGGTATCGCTCGTGATGGTGTTCACGCTGGTCCGCCCGCGCAGCGTGTCGGCGAAGCGGCGGCCCTTCCCGACAGTGAAGCCGGACCTCTCGAAGCTCTACCGCGGCGCGGAGGACGCGATGACGGGGATCGTGTTCGCTGATGACGCGCAGGTGACGGAGGCGCTGGTGGGGAAGGTCTACGGCGAGACGCCGGGGTTGCGCTGCGAGATTCGATGGAGCAAGGAGACACGATCCGATGGCCACTAAGCTGGAAGGCCGCCCCGAAGGCGCTGACACGACCGAGGGAACGGGCGTGCTATAATGGCGCCGATATGGCGCGGCCTGAGAGGGACGGCGCATGAACGCCTGCCCACGCTGTAACGGCCCACTGTGCGGATGGCGGCAAATAGGTAGCAATGCCCTGATGGTGACGCGGATGGGGCAATGGCCGCCGCTAGTCGCGCCGCAGCCATCTCGGACCAGGGCACCGAAGTATGTGTCTGCCGACAGTCGGAGGATGCTGCGTTCGCCACGGCGGGGGGCCGCGGCCTGATGGCGATTAAAGCCTGCAAGCGCAAGGGCACCTGGCGCTGCGCACGGCACCCAGCCCTTGGCCTCACGAATTCGCTGGCCATCGCCCATCATCTCGGCCTCTGGGCCGTGAGCGAGGAGAACGCGCAGGACGTGCGCCACCTCCCGAAGGGCGCGGGCTGCACGCGGGAGGACATCTACTTCCAGTGCGCGGATCACGGCGAGGAGGCGGCATGAGGATACATGTTAGCATCGATCCGTGGGCTCACATGTGTCGCGTCTTCCTGAACGGCGTTGACATCTCCCGGTGGTGCAAGGGCGCTGACGATGAGAGGGGCACGGTGTTCGTCGCTATGCACTGGGATCAGGCGGAATGGGAAGTTCCCGTCGGCGGTCGGCTAGAGATACGCGGGGTGATGGAGGCGCGGGAGTTGTACCAGGCATACGAGGAGAGGCGGCGACGTGAGCGGGCGCGGGTGGCACTGCCGTGACCTGCCATGTCGTGGGTGCCCACCGGCACGCTCGGCTCAAGCGGCTCCGGCGCAAGCTCCTGCACTGGACGCAGCTCAGGCGATGGCGGGCGGTGAAGTAATGCGAACCACCGGCGCGAAGCCCAAGCGCCACCAACGCCGCTATACGGCCCCTGAACGTTTGGGCTACATGATGCTCGCCATTGAGACCAGCAGCGAGCAGGTCGAGGCCAAATATCATGTCCCCTCCCGGACTATCCGCCAGTGGTTTGATGATGTTGGCGGGATAGCCGAATGCCGCCGTTGGCTGGAAACACAGGCCCTGGCGTCCTACCTCCAATCGCGGCGTGCCGTCTTCGATGCCGTCACCGCCCGCGTTTCCGAGGGCGACTTCGCGGAGGTCATGGAGACCTACCGCAAGATGGTGGCACCAGCCGAAAGTCACGGCGTGAACATCAACCTGAACCAGCAGCAAGGACAGGTGCAGGCGCATGGTGATCTCAGCGCAGCCGAGTCCGCCTATCTCGCCGCTCTTGCAGGGCAGTCGTCTCTTCCGCCTGGGCAGGCTCTTACCCGGCCAGCCCTACCGATATCAGGCAACGGTGTGGATGGATCGCAGCCCGCAGAGGATTATCCTGAAGGCGAGGCAGATAGGCATCTCGACGGCGATAATGGCTGAAGCGCTGGACGCGGCCTTCACTGAGCCGGAGAGTCTGGCGCTGTTCGTATCGCGCAACGAACGTGCCGCCACCCACATTCTGGGCTACGCCTACCAGATGCTCAGGCGCCTTGACCTCCAAGGCCACCTCATCAAGTCTAACGAGACCGAAATCGCCCTCTCGAACGGCTCCCGTCTACTCTCCTTGCCGGCCTCAAAGGACACGGGCCGAGGCTACCCGGCGGATCAGGTGTACCTGGACGAGCACGCCCACCAGCAGTGGGCCGAGGACATCTTCGGCGCCATCGCGCCGACAATCGCGCGGGGTGGGCGGATCACGTCCGTGTCAACGCCGATGGGTCGGCGGAACCTATTCTATCGGACGTGGGCTGGCCTTGAGGGTGAGGGCTGGTCCCGCCACGTCATCGATTGGCGGTCTTGTCCTGTCTACGATCAGATGTGGTTCGAGCGTGAGCGGCCCAAGTACACTTCCCAACAGTGGGCGCAGGAGTTCGATTGCGACTTCGTAGAATCGGGCATGACGCGCTTCCGAACGGCGGACATCGAGGCCGCACACCAGAACGCCACAGGACTGAACGAGCCGCGTGAGAACCGTCACTACCTGAACGCCTGGGACATTGGTCGCCACCACGACGCCACGGTCGGTGTTACGCTTGACGTGACGGAGGAGCCGTACCAGGTGGTGGCTTTCCAGCGCCATCGCGGCCTGCCGTACCCCAGAATCCAGAACCTGATAGACGGCCACGGCGAGTGGTACAAGGGCGATACGGTGATCGACTCCACCGGTGCGGGCGACCCCGTGCTCGAGAACCTGACCTGCCGAGCGGACGGGTTCGTGTTCAGCCACAAATCCAAGCAGCAGGCGCTGGATGCGCTATCATTGCTGTTGGAACAGAAGCGGCTCAAGTTCCCGTACATCCGGGAGGTGGAGGAAGAGTTGCTGGGCTATGAGGACGACGACAAGGACATAGTGCAGGACTGTGTGATGGCGCTTGCGATGGCGGCGTTCACGGTTTCCGGGGTGGGCCTGTGGGCGCTGTGAGGCGGCTGGTAATGCTGGCCGTTACGGCCGTGACCGTCGCGGGGCTGGCTCTCGCTGCGGGCGCCGGGCTGCGGCTGTTCGTCTGGGCGGCGGGGATATGAGCGGGAAGGTAAAGCGATGACTGATACCGTCCGTCTCCGCGCCGCCTTGGCAGCGCTCTTCCCTGACAATACATCGGGCGACATTTCGCCCCAAGACCTGCGGGACTTCCTGGCATCAGCGCTGCTGGAGATCATCGAATACCCCGCGAGTTCGGTGGGCGGCATACGAATCCGGCCTATCGCTGGCAGCGGCACCTCCGATATCGTCCGCCTCGGACGCTACGGCACAGGTGCTCTAATCGGGATCGCTGTCGGCAATCAGGCCCACGTAGCTTTATTCAGGGACGATTTCGCCACGGAGTTATGGCACTGGGACCTCAGCGATGGGGCTGCTAAGGGCACATCGCTCGGCATCGACTGGATGGCAGGTCATAATGTCCCTCGTGTCGTCTTCCCCACCACCCTGCCGAACGCTATCTATGGCGGTAGGCCTGCGTTCCAGATCGGCTTGCCCCAGAGGGGCAGCGATCCGGCAACTGACACCGATAGCGGAACGGTTTCATTCGCCGCGGCCGGTAGTCTTACAGACACTACAAAGGCATGGACAGATGACCAGTTCCATAATTACATCGTCGAAATCTACTCTGGCCTCGGTGTCGGTCAGATGCGCTATGTCAACACCAATAACGCGATCCAACTTGTCTTTGAGACCGGGGCGCGTTGGGCGATCATCCCAAACGCCACCTCTCTTTACCGGCTCTATCAGGTTCGTGCTGGGGACATGTGGTATGACAACGCGCTGAACGTGGTGAAGTATTTCGATGGCACGGCGGTCAAGACGGTGGCGACGGTCTGATGGCGGGCGGATTCAGTAGGGGGTTCAATCGCGGGTTTGGCGTTGGCTTCAGGGGCTACGGGGTGCCGCGCCAGCATGGCCCATCGGGGCTCAAACCAAGGCCGCCGGGCGGTCTGCTGCGACCGAGAGGATGGAGCAAGGTATGAACGATGTCACGGAAGCTTGGGGGCAGCCCTTCCGCTACAAGCAAGGGGTGGACGTTCTCCCGACCTGGCAGCAAAACCAGAACTTAGATTCTGGCCAGAATCTGGCCAACTGGATTGATGAGGGCTATTCCAAGAACAGCCTGATCTACGCCTGCATCGAGGAGATTGCCACGTCGTTCGCGGAGCTCAGCCCCCAACTCCTGTTGCCGGACAGCAGGGGTGAACTGCAAGAGCAGGAAGCGCATGAAGTCCTCGACCTTCTGGCGGACCCCAACGAGGCGATGGACGGCTACGAGTTTCTGGCTACGGCGGCGACGCACCACCGGGCGGCGGGGAACGTCTACATCCACAAGGTGCGCCGCTCGAATGTGCCGAACCGCAACCGCTCATTTCGGGCGGTGAAGGAACTGCAGCTTATCCGGCCGGACTACGTGACCATCAAGCCCGGTCAGCGGCGTGAGAATGACATGTTCGAGGTCTCCATCAGCGGCCAGGTCAAAGCCCGTCTTCCCCGCCGCGACGTCATTCACTGGCGGACGCGGAACCTGACTAACGACTTCTACGGGCTCTCCGCGGTCGCTCTCCTGATCTATGAGGGGAACGTAGACAGTGAGATGACCAAGTTCGACTGGGCGTTCTTCCGCAACGCCGGTGTGCCGATGGGCATCCTCAAGACGGCGAAGAAGCCCACGCCGGACGAAGCGCGGGAGCTGAAGGGCGCTTTCCGGCGGATGTTCAACGGCATGAAGAAGTGGTTCGAGGTGATGATCCTCCCGGCTGAGGGGGCTTCCTACGAACAGCTAGGCTTGCCGATCAAGGACATGGAGATGCCGGGGACGCGGGCTCACGTAGAGTCGCGTATCTGTTCCGTGTTCGGGGTGCCGCCCATCCTGGTCGGAGCCAGGGTTGGACTGGAGGCCGCTGGTGGGCTCACAACGACATCGATCGCCGGGGCGCAGTTCTCCTTCTGGTCGGAGACCATGAGCCCGCTGGCGCACTCCTGGGCGGCCAGGATGACGCAGGAGCTGTTCAGCGAGTACCGGACGGAGGGTCAGCGGGGCGCTCGGCTGGGACTCGATATGTCGCATGTCAAGGCGCTCCAGGAGGACAACAGCGACCGGCTCAAGACGGCGCTGGAGATGGTGAAGAGCGGCGGGTGGACAATCAATCAGGCGCTGGATGCCGTGGGGTTACCGGCGGTGGACGGTGCCGACTTCTATGTCCGAGCTCTGAATCAGGTCGTGGAGACACCCATAACGGCCAGCATCAACGGGCGCCGTGCCGCAGCCATGCTCATAGAGCCCGTGGTCAAGCAGGGGACCGTGCGGGAGCGGCTGGCAGAACGGGCCGAGGCTGGGCTCGCGGAGTTCTTTGAGGGGCAGGCTCAGCGTGTTGTGAGCCGCTTGCCGAAGTCGGTCAAGACGTTGGACGTGGGTGACTTGGTGCCGCCCGAGGAGGAGGAGCTGCTACGGAAGGCGCTCCTCGGCTTCTGGTCGGAGGCGATAGAGCAGGGCTGGCAGATTGGCGGTGTCGAGGCCGGGCTACCGCCGGGCTTCGACCCGGTTGACCCTCGTGTTGTGCGGCTCTTGGAGGATGGCGGGGCGCGAATCACTGGCATCACCGAGGAGACGCGCAAACAGGTACAGCAGGCGTTGCTCGTGGCCCGTAACGAGGGGCTGTCGGTACGGCAAACGGGGCGCCTTCTCCAGGACTTGCCCGCGTTCAGCCGGGCCAGGGC